TCTCTTCCTGCTTCTTGCCCTAGTGCGTATTGCACCACCTCAGTTTCTCTGATTGTCATACCACAGTATTGCAGTATTTTCTGAGCGAGTTTATATTCCTCTTCAAGTGGCAGCTCAAAGTCTTGGTAGTCAAGTTGTGACTGGTCAAACAAAGGCTCACCGCTTGCCAGGGTGATATATGTCCACTTAGGGTCCAATGGGTATCTAAAGTACGTTGCATTGACAGCACCATACCCTTTTATGCTGTTCGGATAGGTTGTTATGATACCTGCCTCATTAAGCGTATAGACAGGGAATACTGTCGATGGGGCAGTAAGCATTGAGTTGTTGAGCATTGTTATCTTGCCTACTGACACCTTCTCGGCATCTACTCCTACTGATGAGTATATAACGTAGTTTTCTTTTATGCCTTGGAAAATATCACTCGATAAGTCAAGGACCGTTGCTGATGCCACCACCATTACTTCTGCGCTCTCTAATGTTGTAAGGTTAATGACAATATCACCATAAGCTACTCCTGCTGTTATAAAGTTTGCAGTAGCATCAATCAACTGATTGAGTGATGGTGTTCCTGTAGTAGTCCCCGATATTTTCTTAGTATTGTAGCATAATAGCTTGTTAATCATATAGTAGTCATTGCCTACTGTTACAAGCGATGGAGCAAAGAACTGATTGACGGTGAATCCTGATGGGGTGACAACAGGAACTAAAAAATTGGAGATAAGGAAATACTCAAGAACCTCAGCAAGTGGCTGCTCAATATCAGCATAGTCAGTACCTGCCACACGGCCATTCTCCATGTTAATCACCTTGTTGTAGGCGGTGAAGTACTCCTCAAATATCTCCATCTGTGCCTGCTTGGCATAGAGATTAAAGTCCTGCGGAGAGATGTATCCGTAGTTGTTCTTATTCAGGACACCCTGTACTGTATTCCTTACTGAGTTTATCATCCGTATTTTTTTACAAATATAAAAAAAAGAGGGTATATATTTACACCCTCTTTATGTTTTTTGTTTTACGATTCAGAAAATGTTTCTAACATCTTGAGTGAATCTAAGCCCTCATCGCTTTGCAGGAACTGACCGGCAAAATCGTATGGGTCATTATTATATGGCACTGAACACATTTTCTTTTTGTTGGTTGGCGTATTGAACCATATTTCTCTACCATTATTCCTAATGGCAAGTAATTTCAATTCAAAGAACGATCTGATTTTAGCTTGGTAGTTAAGCTCAGGGTCATTGTATGCCTGTAAGAAATCATGCGGATAGTTTTTAGCAAATACCAATATATCACGCTTTAGCTCAGCTGTTGTAATGGTGGTAGGGTCTTTACCAAATAGTACCCTTGTCATCATCTCAAGCTGCTCAATTGTAAGATTTCTAGCTTGAATCAAAGCGTCAACTTCTAGGTTTAAATCCTCTACTTCATCTTTAGCTTCTTTCTCTTTGTCAACTTCCTCGAATACAATACCATTCATTGGATGGTAATGCAGAAATTCTTGAAGCACCGGATTTGTTCTTGCAACAGTTAAAAATCCATCTTCAAATACAATTGGCTCAAGTATTACATTTGAGTCCTGCTCATCCTCAAAAGGTGACTTTTGGTTAGAAGCGTATCTTAGTACTCTATTTACGTTTTTGGTTTCATCAAACCACATCAGTGGAAACTTTGGATTGTTTCTCGATACCAATGTGTATGATAATGGTGTCCCTCTTTTTAACCGATATATCTTATCGGAATACTTTTTCTCTGACATATTGTTCAATTTAATTAGATTTTAAAAAAGGAGGGCGCTATGGCAACGCCCCCCAAAAGCAGCAATGTATTAACCGAATCTGAAAAGTACAAAGTTGTTTGCACCGAGGGTACATACGCAACGCTCAGAAAGGAAGTTTACTTCCATAGCATCCAAGTCGCTAGTTTGCGCACCACCGGCAGAACCTGTAATCCAAGTTTTGTAACGACGGTCTTCTGTTTCAGTTGCACGGTAGCGGACGTGTAAGAACGGACGCTTAGCGTTTTTGCCCATAATTTGGTCATAAACTGAAGTAGAACCAGCAGGAACCAAAAGTCCTGTTACAGTACCAGTAGCGGTAGCAGCAGCATTTGAAAGACCACCACGCATAGTTGGATCGTTCAAGTATTTCCAGTCTGACTTGTAGAAGTCATAACCACGACGGAAACCTGAGAAACCAAGGTTCAACGCCATAGTAGTGTCATTGTCAAATAGACCGTATGAAGCACCAAATGAAGGAGTTGCAGCAGCAGCAGTAGAAGCACCATTAAGACCTGCAAGCATACCATCAATGGCAAAGCTAAGGTCACGGTTACAGAACACTACGTTTTCCTCAATAGCGCCTTGTCTATCAAGACGTTGTACGATTGTGTCCCAATCAGCAAGAGTTGTAGGAAGACCTGCACCCCATACGTTACCACGATTGTTTACAGCAAAAAATACTCCTTCAGAACCATCTACTTGAGCAGTTACTAATGCACCAGAACCAGCCTCAGCAGGAACAGCTTCAATCATAGCAGTCTCCATATAGTCCTCAAAGCGAAGACGAGTCTCATGCTCGGACTTTAGGTACCAAAGGTAGCCAGTAGCGCCATTCTCAGTTGTTACTTCAACCCAACCAATTTGAGCCATATCAGATCCACTGATATTGTATCTGTCTTTTAGGATGATTGGCTTGTTAGTGAAGAATACATCTTCAGCTTCAAGTGAACCAACCATACCGGTTGTGCCTTTTCTGAATTCAGAACCGTAAATAAAGATAGTACAAACATTTGTATTGACAATATTTACCGTAGCCTCATAGAAAGCAACAGTTATTACAAGACCAGCAGCAGCAGTAACAATAGCTTTGTTACTTACGCCAGTTGCATTAACTTGGATGAATACAGTTTGACCAATACGGATAGCAGCTGTGGTTGCACCTGCATCAGCAATGGTAAATGTTCCAACACCACCAGCAACAGCAGAAGCTGTACATTGTGTGTATTTGATGTGAAGACGACCTTGCTCAGCCCATCTAATTTGGTCAGAGTTTGAAGGCATCTCAGCACCTACAAGGCGAAGGAATGAAGAAATAGTACGATTACCATAACGCTCAAATTCTTTCTCGTAAGTATCAGGAAGATACTGGTTCAAGAAGTTAAAGTTGGTAATATAGTTTGTTGAAAGAGCCACTCTCTCTGCTGCCGGTTGCAGCGCGAATGTTGGCGTGTTTAATAATGGCATTTTTTAAGAATTTAATGTTTTACAATCTTTTTGCACTCTTGATTTTTAGACTTTTCCCAGAATCAGGGTTCACCTCTTTAACCTGGAATCCATCATTACCCTTAGTTGCCTCATTTGCTTTACGCTCAGACATATTGATATTCTTAGTCTTACGCATAAAGTCATCTGCTGCATCAGCTGCGCCTTGCTCATAAAAGTGCTTGGCGAAGCGCTCAGGGTTCATTGCAAGCGCTTTATGGTACCCTGCTGCGTCTTTTATCATCCCTGTTTCGTCGAGAAACTTCCCGATAAAGCTTGAGGGATTAGAGTGTAACCTCTTCAACTCAGCAGCATCACCAGGATTGAAAAGAAGCTTTCTGTTATTGACATTGAACTCAAAACCTTTGAATCCTGAGTCAAAAACTTCATTAGTCTTATTCTCAAACCATTGACGTTTGCGATTATTTTCCTCTTCGTAAGTTTTAGCATTTCTGATATACTCACGATATGCATTAAACTCCTCCTTCTCTTCTTGAGAAACACCTGCCGTACTCGACTCAAGGGGCATTTTATATTTCTCCTTCTGTGTGGTGAAGAATTTCTTTGCTTCATTTACAGCTTTCTTTCTTGCAACTTTAGCCTTTTTGATATAGCTTTCATCGTCAAGGTCCTCATCGTATCTGTACTCATCCATCATCATATCGACATCATCTTCGTCGAGACCTTCTTGGGTTGATATCAGATACTCTTTTAAAAGCTGTTCTTCCGGCACGGACTCAAAGTCCTTATTCAACTTGAGAAAGTCCTCAAAGCCCCTGCCTGTTTCTTTTCTATATTTCATATAAGCAGCTACATCCTCAGGCATATCCTCTGCGCCTTTGCGCTCAGACATAAGCTCATCGAATGAGTTAATCTGCTTGTTGTATCTTTTTCCTATATATGAAAGAACGTCTTCTTCTCTTAGGTCAATCTCTTGCTGCGGCTCAGGAATATAACTATCCTGTGGAGCATCTTGAAATTGTTGTTCGTGCTTCTCTAAAAGCTCTTTCTCTACCTCTTGAACACTTTTTTGTTCACCGGTTTCGACTAATTTTACTGATTTAAATTCCATTTGAGTAAATTTATTTGTTGCAAAAATATAAAATAAAAATTAGATTCACACTATCTTGGGTTAAATTCTGCTAAATCAAAGCCATCTAAACTATCTTCATTGGACTCGAAGTTTACCGGAGGTAAGTTGTTCTTCCTTTGGTTTATCAGTTTTGACTGCTGAGTGTTCTGAATGCTTATGCGTTTGTTCTTCTCATCCTCTTT